GCCGTGCTGCACTTCCTCGACTACACGCGCCGCCTCTACCCTGCAGCCACAACGCTCATCGTAGCGCCTAAGCGCGTGGCCGAGACTGTGTGGATGCAGGAGGCGGAAAAATGGCAGCTTTGGAAGCTACTCGCCAACATGCAGCTGGTGACGGCGAAAAACAAGCAGGACGCGCAAAGCAGCGCGCCCGTCAAGATTGTGAGCCGTGATAATGTCAAACTTTTCGAGGGCATGACGTTTGACATCCTCGTCATTGACGAGCTTACCTCTTTCAAGAACATGAAGAGCCAGCGCACGAAGTTTATAATGAAAATCAACGCCAACCGCCGCATCGGGCTGACGGGAACCTTCGCACCAAACGGGATGCTGGACGTTTACGCCCAACTCGCAGCACTTGGTATTGCAAGCATGGAGGAGCGCGATTATTACGCGTGGCGCGGAAGATGGTTCACAAACATCAACCAAGGGCGCGCCGTGGCTTTCCCGCGCTGGGTGCCGCGCGCCGGCTACACACCCGAGGCAATGATTGCCGACTATGCCGCCGACATCATCACCCTGACAACAGACGATTACTTGAAGCTTCCCGCCATGATGGAGGAGACACTTCCCGTCGAGCTATGCAAGGAAGAGCGGAAAGCGTATGACGACCTCGTAGCAACGCTGCACTTCGAGCTTCCCGACAGCCCCGAGGACTTCACCGTCGACGAGAAGGCGAGATTCGCGAAGATTCAGACCCTTTGCAGCGGTTTCGTCTATGACAACGAACACGACATCAGCCCAGACGGCGTGGTGCGCATCAATGGAGGCGGCTCCAAGATTGCCGCGGCGGTGGAGTTCTGCCGAACGGCGGCGGCGGAGGGCGAGTCGGTTCTGCTGTTCTACCAGTACCGCGAAACGGCGATATGGCTTGGCGAGGAACTAAAGACGGCAGGGTTAAGGTTTGCCAGCGTCAAAGGCTCGTCTAACCAGTGGCTGATAGACTGGAACAACGGAGACCTTGACGTGCTGGTCGCAAATCCCGCCAGCGCGGGGCACGGCCTCAACCTGCAACACGGCGGTCACATCGTGCTGTGGATGGAGCTTACTTACAACTACGAGTATTTTGCGCAGGCCAACGCCCGCCTGCACCGCACAGGGCAGACCAAGCCCGTGCAGGTGTACTACCTCATTGCCAAGGATACGGTAGACGAGGGCGTGCTGCTGGCTCTCAGGAAAAAGGACAAAACAAACAAGCGGGTGGAGGCCGCCACAAAATGAAACACGTCACAATCCCCACAACCACACTCGGAGGCGCGAAAAATCTCACTCCCGACCAGCGCAACCTGCTCATCATCTTGGAGGACGTCACCCTGCGCTTCGTCGGCTTTGAGACCTTTGCATTGTCGCGGCTGCCCGAACTAAAAGCCAACACCCTCGCCCGCTCATACTGCTCCGATGTGCAAGAAATAATCCGCAAGAGAATGATGGAAATCCGGCGAGGATGGGGAGAAGACCGCGCCGACGGCTACGAGGACAGGCTAGAGGAAACCGTCGCCGCCTGCACCCCGGAACTCAACCGCCTGCGCCATGAAATCCGAGCCGCGCTCGTGCAAAAAGTGCGATATCAGGACATCAACCGCGCCATGAACATCGCCACGGCTTCCAGGCTGGTTGACTGCTGCTCGCGGTGCCATGAATGGATCACGGGCAAGAAACAGCGTTATGCCGAGGCACGCTACGCGCTTGGGATGGTTGACAGCCTGCTGCAATGCGGCCTGCTCAACGACGGCAGACTGCCAGACATGGAGGAGGCGCAGTCGGCATTTGCGCGGCTATTCGACGCCCTTTGCACCGCCGTTTTGGATAAATTCACTGAAAAACAAACTAAAAGCGTATGATAAAAGACGGAAAACCGATATTAGATGCCTGCTGTGGATCGAGAATGTTTTGGTTCGACAAAGATAATCCATTTGTAGATTTTCAAGACATAAGAGACGAAGTCTGCGAACTGTCTGACGGTCAACTTTGCATTGTGAAACCGAATATCATTGGAGACTTTACTTCCATGGCCATGGATGACAAAAGTTATAAGATGGTAGTATGGGATCCTCCTCATCTGGTATGGGCTGGGGAAAAATCAAACTTATATAAAAGGTACGGAAAATTGGATGATTGGAGAACGGATCTGAGGAAAGGATTTCAAGAGTGCATGAGAGTATTAGACGATTACGGGGTGCTGATTTTCAAATGGTCAGACGTACAACTGAAAGTAAAGACTGTTATAAAAGCAATTGGACAAGTTCCGTTGTTCGGCCACAAAACAAGCCGACACTGTATTTGGATGGTTTATATGAAGATTCCAGAGTGTAAATAACAAAAAAAAAAAAAAAAAAAACTAAATCGTATGGAAAAAGAAAGAAAAATCATCGCGCCGGAAGGGTGCGAAATTGAAAAAATGGAACTGGTTGACGGCGTGGCCGTCGTCACGTTCAAAGAGAAAGAGATGGAACTGCCGAAATCGTGGGGGGAGTTTGAAAAGTTGAATCCTATAAAAGTTGAATATGTAACTTATGATAGCGGCGAAATTGCATACGAAAAGCAAGTTGCGAAAAGATATTTAACAAGTTTACTGTCCGATAGTGCCACCGCCGAGGCTGTCCTTGCATTGATGAAACTTATCCTGCTGAGAAACTGCTACAACGGCGACTGGGTGCCGGACTGGACTAAAAATTATAAGTATGTTATCGAAATTGCAAAAGATGGTTTTATTAGCGGCTATCGTCAAAATACCCCGACAATTCTTTACTTCAAAACCAAAGAACTGCGCGACGAGTTCCTGCGCTACTTCCGCCCGCTCATCGAGAAACTCAAACCGCTGTACGGAATCGTGGAAGGAGGCGAGGCATGAAAGAACCAAAATTTGAAAACGGCGGGTGGGTGAATCCCGAAACAATCCAAAAACTAACAGAAAAATTGCCGAAAAACACAAATGAATTTGTAAAGGCATTACGAGAGATAGACGGTGTTATGAAAGAAAAGGAAATCGAAAAGCAATGCGTGCAGATTGCGAGGCGGCACGGATGGGACTGTTGGAAAAACGAGAACAACGGCAACAAGGGCATCCCCGACTATTCGTTCCTGAAGGGCGGGCGGTTCGTCATGGTGGAGTTCAAACGCTCCGCCACCGCCCGCATCCGCCCCGAGCAGCTGACGTGGGCGGCGCGGCACCCCGAAAACGTCTACTTTTGCCACGACATCGAAACATTCACTAAAATTTTAGGATTATGAAAATAATCAAAACAAGACAACATAAAGTAAAACAAAAGAGATTCCGCTGCGATTGGTGCAATTCGGTTTTTATCGCAGACGAGACGGAGTACAAAATCCACAAATCCGAGACTTTCAATTACACCGCTTATGTGGCAGAATGCCCCGTATGCGGACGCGAAGCCATTAAATTGCCGCTGTTTTAACAAACCTTATAAATTATAAATTATCGATTATGAAGAAAGGACAGACATCTCCGCCGTGGAGCGGCGCGGAGTTGAGGTTCCTGCGCGAGAATTACACCGAACACACCGCCGCGTGGATAGGCAGGAGATTAGGCCGCAGCACGCAGGCCGTCCTAAGACAAGCAAGAAGAATAGGCCTGTCGAAGAAGCGCGGCCGACCGTGCAAAGGCTCAGGGTACGTGAAATTCAATAGAAACAGAAAAAAGAAAGGAGGCGACAAATGAGCCGACAGTTATCATCCACCGACTACGACGGTTTCTGCGAGAAGTTCAAACCGAAGAAGACCACCGACGACTGCTACACGCCGCCAGCCGTCTACGAGTCCGTGCTGGAATACGTGAACCGCAACGTCTCACCGCTCGAAGTCCGCGAGGTCGTGCGCCCATTCTGGCCGGGCGGTGACTACGAGCGGCACGAGTACCCGCCCGGCTGCATCGTCATCGACAACCCGCCGTTCTCAATCACGTCGCAGATCGTGCGGTTCTATATCCGCCACGGCATTGACTTCTTTTTATTTTGCGACGGCCTGACCTGCATGAACATGTCCGCCGTCCCGCAGGTCGCGTTCCACATCGTCAAAACCAGCGTTACATTTGAGAACGGTGCGCAGGTAAATATTTCTTTCGTCACCAACGTCCGCCCGAATGGCGAGCGCATTGTGCTTGCTGGGGAATTGGAAGCCTCGCTGCGCGTCGCCTGCAAGCAGCCGAGCAAGGAGAAAAAGAAACTTGTGTACCCGCCCGAGGTCGTCAGCGGCGCGCTGCTGAAAAAGTACGTCAGCCTCGGGCGCAACTTCACCATCACCGACAGCCAATCCGCTCCCATCGCGCGTCACGAGGCGCCGTTTGGCGGCGGCTTCATGGTGACGACCGAGGTTTCACAAGAGTTAGAGCGGGAGCGGGAGCGGGAGCGGGTGCGGGAGCGGCTGACCGAACGCAGACCTATGTCACCCGCGTTCCACGAGATGCTCCGCCGCCTCAACGATTCCGCGCCGCCGTTCAAAATTACACCGTAATCGCGTTTCAGTGTGTAAAAATTATTATAATTATCGGATTTGCCTCGGTGAATCCGATAATTTTAACCCGCTGGGCTTCAATAGGTTGTATTATTATTATTATAATTATTATAATTATTATATATATTTATATGTTATACGCGGTTTTAAAAATGAAAGAAAGTTGGAAAAAAATTCGATTTTTATAATAATCTACTAATTTAAACCTCAACACGCTGAAATCCAATGCGTTGAGGTTTATTATAAAACTAACCAGGCGGTGATTTTTATAATAATTTTCGTTCGTGGTGATTAATTTGGATATTTGGCGCGGGAAAAGTGTATTTTTGCACTGTCTCTAAAGTAGAGGAAAATAGAGAGAAATGAAATTTGAAAAAGGACGTACCAAAACAGGAGGGCGCAAGAAAGGCACACCGAATGCTGTGACAGCTAACGTGCAGAAGGGTATCGCCGAAATCGTGAACGGAAATATAGACAAACTCCGTGAAGACTTGGAGACAATGACCCCGCAGGAGCGCGTGGCAGCTATTGCTAAACTGCTGCCGTATGTGGTGCCTCGTAAAGTGGAGGCCGACATCACCGAGACCACTATGACACCGGAGGATGCAGCCGCAGCGTTCATGGCTATGACTGACTGACACGATGAACTTCCCGCTATACATACGAAACCGTTGGCCGCAAATAGTGTCCGAGCGTCCGCCGCTGATTGATGTCGCGCGTGAGATGGAATCATTCATGACGAACGGCAAGACAGGCGACGTATTGAATTTGTCCATGCCTACACGATTCGGGAAATCATTATTAGCTACTTCTTTGACGGCTTGGTTGTTGCTCCGCGATCCAAACACGCGTATATTGCGTGCCAGTTACTCCGCAGACCTCGCTGAAATGTTCGGTGTGCAGGTTCGCGGGCTGTACGAGAAATCGTGCGAAGACTTCAACATAACCATCCCGCATATTGAAGGGACGCGCGGGCGATGGAGCATCGGATACCGCAAGCAACCGAACCATGCTGGTGTCGGCATCGCGGGCGGCATCACTGGTTTCGGCTTTGACATCGCCATCATTGACGACACCGCAAAGAACATGCTGGAGGCTACCTCCGCCGCATACTCCCGCCAGCTGCAAGTGTTCAAAGAATCCGTGTTGCTTGGCCGTTTGGAGGGGCGGCGGAAGATTCTGAATGTCGGCACGCGCTGGACGGTCAACGACTGGTTCTCGATGTGGCCGGACGCAGAAACTTACGTGCTGCCCGCGATGGTGGACGGCAAGAGCTGCTGCGAGGCGTGGAAGACCACGGCAGAGCTGGAGCTGGAGCGGTCGCGCGTGTCGGATTCCGTCTGGAACGCGCAGTATATGCAGGCACCGACAGAGACGGGGCGCGTTCGTCTGTTCGAGGGTTGGCAGCCGCCGACGGTGAAAGCCGACGAGATTCCCGACGGTGTTCCGCACGTAATCTTGATAGACCCGGCAACCGACTACGGCAAAGACTTCTTTGTGATGGGCGACTACATGTTTCAGGGCGGCATGATGTATCTTTGCGACATGTTTGCAGAACAGGCGGCAAGCCCGGAACGCGCAGCGGAATGGCTCAAAAAACGAAACTACAATGTAGCTTGGATTGAGTGCAACGGTGTCGGCTCGTCGGTGATGGATAAAATGAGAAAAGCAGGCTGCCGGAACATGGCGGGATTTTCCACCAATTCCGACAAATACTCCCGCGCCTACGTGCAGGCGGAGGCGATAAAGAACTACACGCGCATCGTCGAGGGCTGCAACCCGAACGCGGTGTCGGAACTTGTAAGAGAGGCGGACGTCTTCCCCATTGAAGGCGACGAGATACACGACGATCTGCTTGATAACTTGGTTATGGCTTACGAAAGAATTTACAAAATATGACAGACGAAGAAAAAAAATTGATGCTAAGCACCGCCCGAAGCTGGGTGGGCTATCTTGAAAAACAGGAGCGCGAATATTCGGTGTACGAGGAACGCACCAGCCTCTCAGGGCTGAACAACTGGACGCGATTCGGCAGGCTGGCGGATATTGTGCTGTACTGCGTTGACCGCCGCGTGAAAGACGGCTACGCATGGTGCGCCATGTTTATTCTTGCCGTCCTCTACGAGACCAAGGCGGGGCGTCAGGATTGCAGCGTTCCGGCTGGCACAATGCCGGTGAACAACGCCGCGCGGCAATGGGTTGCGGACGTGGTGAACGGCGGCACCCCGCTGACTTGGCACGCGGGCGTTGCGGCGTGGCTTCAATCATACCGTCACCGCTATGCCACGAGCGACAAACCGCACGCGGGCGACTTCGTAGTATATCTTAAAGACGGCAAGCCTTACCATATTGGAATCGTGGAAGAGGTGAACGAAGACGGGACATTCACCACCATCGAGGGTAACACCAGCGCAACAGGCAGCAACGTTGAGCCGAACGGCGGGGCGGTGGCGCGCAAGACGCGCCGCGTGAAAAACGTCGTGTTTCTCTGTAACTGATTTTGTTGTATCTTTGCGACAGTACAAAAGAGATGAAAGTAAATCTGTTTGGATATTCGATTGAGCTGAGGCGGACAACGGAGTTCTACAACCCCGTTGTTCACCGCGAGGGCTTCTACGGTTTCGACCTTGACGGCTTCGGAACCCGCGAGCGTCTGCCATTTGCCGACGGCGAAATGAAGTCCGTGTTGTTGATGATCACCAACCGCATGGCAAACGCCGAATGGCACGCCGCAGAGGGCGACCCCACGCAGGAGGGCGGCTACGAGCTTCTGACGGTTTCAGCACTATTCAACATGATAGAGCGTTATGCGCTGCTCATTGTTTGGCGGATGTTCCGGGACGGCTTCTGTGATTTCGACGCTGAAACCCTTTTGCCGCTTGGCGTCAAAGACAGACGCGCGGACAATTCCGAGAAACGCGATGGATACGTGGAGCGCACGGTGAGGGTTTACGACGATGTGTACCTCAACACCGACAAAACCCGCGCCTCGTTGCTGGCTCCAGCACTCTCCATGCTCGACACTGTGAACAACGCCGACCTCAACCTCATTGACAATTACGGTGCCATGGGTCTGCTCTCTCCTGAAAACAGCGCGCGCGCGGACGGGTTTATTGACGATGAGGAATACAAGAAACTGCAAGAGGACTACCACAAAGTCCACGGCGTGAAGTTCGGACGCTGGGCTTTGATGATTACTAAGCAGGCGGTCAAGTACCAGCCAATAGAACTACCCATCAAGGCCTTGGAACTTGGTGCAAAACGCAAAGCAGCTGTCGCTTCCATCTTGCAGGCCCTTGACATTCCCAAGGAGCTGCACGCCCTATTCGAGACCGCCAAATTTTTGAACATGCAGGAGGCGGAACGCTCTATGTACTCCAGCTGCGTCACTCACTGGTGCGACGTGATGGTGCGCGTGATGACCGACGTTTACAACCGCCACCGCCTATACTCTGAGACACGGCTCCCCGACAACGAGTTCTGGTTTGACTTCGTCGGCGTTCCTGCTTTGCAGGAGGCGCAGGCGGCAGAGGCAAGGCGCACGCAGGAAACTATCGACTATTTGTTCACGCTCCTTGGCAAAGAACTTTCGGCGGACAAAAAAGAATACATCGAAAAGAGAATCAACGACCTGATAGAAACGATATAGACATGAAAAAGAAACTGTATATCAAAAACTTCACGACGCTGACGTCCTACGATGGCGGGCAGCGTTTCAAGGTTATACGTGACGAAAAAGGAGAGGAGTTGGGTATCGAGGTTTCCGGCGTCCTCACCACCTTTGACGTGCCGAACGAGAACGGAACGGAGTTCACAAAAGAGAGCTACGACAAATTCGTGGATGAGTACTTTATCGCGCACTCCGTCAACGTGCCGCTTGTGCTGTACCACAACGACACTGACCCGCGCACGGTGGCGGGCATCGTCAAGAAGCTGACGAAGACCAAAGACGGCGTGGAGCTGGTCGGATGGATTCCGCGCACGGCGTACTACTACAACCTTATCAAATCTCAGATTGCCGAGTGCATTTTGCAAGGTTTCAGCAACTACGGCGGTATGCGCGACTGGGAATGGGACGAGGAGAACAACGCCATCAAGGTGACCGACTTCGCCCTCTTGCACGCCAGCCTCGTTGCAACACCCGCCGACACGGGCGCATGGCTCGACACACAGAACACCGTTTTCAACGGCTTTAAACCCCCGATTGACAACGAGGTGAACCCGAAAGACGAACCCGAAAAACCCAAGCCGTTCGAGCTGATTTTGTAACCCGAAATCAAAAATCTGCGAAATCGGGGATGTAACCCGTCCCGCGAGGCGCGGAAAACGGCAAAAATCAAATAAAAATTAGGACATTATTTTTCAAAAATCAAAAAGCAATGAAAAAGAGACTGGAAAAAATTTTGAACTTTCTCATGGGGCGCAAGTCCGCCCTTGAGCAAACCGCCAACACTCTGAGCGGCGACGACCTGATGACAGTGCAGAACACCATCAAGGCGTTGGACGAGCAGATCGAGGAAGTGCGGAACACCATCACCGAGGTCGAGAAGAACGAGAAGACCGCCGATGAAATGAAAACTCAAATCACCGAGCTGCAGAACTCCGTGAAGACCATCAAAGATGCAATGAGCACTGCCAAGAAGGTGAAGAACACGCTGGCAGAGCTGGCGAAGACCAAGGAATTCCGCGCCGCTTTCGTGGAAACGGTCAAAAACACCGTGAAACCTCAGGAATTCAAAGCCGCATGGCGCGAGAAGGTCAACGAGCTGATGACTAAAAACGGCATCGACGCCGACAATATCGACGCTGGCGATTTCCTGCCCGGCTTCATCATCAACGAGATTAACGACCGCTTCGTCGGCAAGCGTCACCGCATCCTTGAGTTGGTGGACTGGACAGGCCTGCCGATGTGGAAGAGCCTCTTTGAGACCAACGAGGACATGGGTCATGTTCACGAGCGCGGAACCGAGAAGACAGAGCAGGAACTTGAATTCGATAAGGTTGAAATCCGCCCCGACTACGTGTACAAGTACATCAAAGTCGACCAAATCCTTCTGCGCGAGACCCGCGACATGGACGACGTCCTCTATCGCTACATCATCGCCGAGCTGCTTGACCGCCTGCTCGCCACGATTGAGAACCTCATCGTCACTGGTGCGCACCCGTTCCTCAAGGCTGAGGAGGTTGTAATCGCCCAAGACGCTGGCGGCAACAACATCATAGAGGCCGGCTACTACATGGAGGACAGCGACGGCGCCATCGCCATCATGAGCAAGGCCACCTATTATGACATCAAGTCCATGCTCAACAGCCTAACCTCCAACGGAGGCAGACTGGCGACCCACGACGACGTGCTGGCCTATCTCGGCGTTGAGGAAATCGTCTTCAACAGCTCTACCTTTGTCCCCACTACCGACGGTTACACGTGGTCGGGCATTCTCTTTATGTCCCCTCGTGATTACAAGATGGTAGGCGACCGCCGTCCCGACCAATACGAGGACTTCAACCTCGCATACAATCAGAAGGAATACCTCATGGAGATGTTTGTCGGCGGCGGCTGCACCAAGCCCAACCAGTTCGTTGCATTGTGCACCGCCGAATAATTCTAATCGTAATCCATCATGCAGGCTCCGACAATCACAGACTTGCGCGCGGCGGGCTACCGCATGAGCGCGAACGCATCCGCAGAGGTGGTGGCACGCTGTGCCGCCGCCGTCCTGCGTGACTACCTGCTGCACTATGTCAAATCAGACGACATTGCCGCGGCCACGACATCCGACGCGATAGGCCGCGCGTGGTTGTCCCTGACCTTTGTGGCTTACTTGCAGCAGGAGGAGTTTGGCACCCGCACAGGAGGCGAGCGCAAACTCCTCTCCTACGGAGACAGCCTCTCCCAAGCGAGGGCGGCAAAGGCAGACGCGGTGACGGCTCTCAAGGAGCTGTCCGCTACGTTCCCGCGCAAGTCTGCGATTACGGACACCTGCGAAATCTACTATCGTAATCAAATCTGGTAAAATATGGACTGGGCGACATTTATAGCAGTGCTGACCTTGCTCGTCGGCGGCGGCGGGTTCCTGTTCTACTCGCAACGCAAAGCAGGCATGGAAATCGCAAACGCATCCGCGCTGGCGGCGGAGTGGGAAAAGCTCTACCGCGAACAGAAGGCGGAGAGGGAGGAGAATGACACCGAGGTGGCGCAACTGCGTGACGAGGTGTCAAAACTCAGAGCCGAAGTGGCGAGCATACGACCGTACATCTGCTATGACATCGCCTGCCAAAACAGAATAACAAGGAATCAACAATCAAAAACAACGGAAAAATGAAAAAGAGACTTAAATTCAACCCCGTGATGGCCATCATCGCCCTCGTCGGGCTTATTTTCTTTGCCGCACTCGTCGGCAGCGGCGTTGACAGCGTCTATGCCCTTGCGACCTTCACGCCGTGCCTTGGCGTGATTTCCGACAATCTGTCCCAAGATTGCGAAAACCCGCGCGTGGCCGGGTATGAGGACATTGCCATCATTATGAACCGTTCCGACATCGACTGGACTGCTGTCACTTATGATGCAACCAATAAACGCATCGTGAAGAGTATCGCCATGGCAACGGGAAAGACGCCATACGTAGTTTATAACCCGCGTCCCAACCCCGCGCCTTTCAACGGCACCAACTCCACGTTCAACGCCGACAATAGCAGATACGACAAAACTGTGCAATGCTATTACGAGGGCATAGGCGGCGCTGCTGCCCTGAACGTCGTGGAACCTTTGAAAGCCGGCTCTTACGTGATGCTGTTGCAACGCAAAGACCACCGCGGCGACGGCTCATTTCAGCTCATCGGCTTCGAGAGCGGCCTGAAGGCCACGGCTCAGGTGCAGGACGAAGAGACGGGCTACTGGCTCATGACTATGACCACCAACGAGCCGAGTGCTGACGTGTCTTTCTTTGATACCGACTACGCCACCACCAAGACGGCATTTGATACTTTGCTGGCTCTCGTTTCTTAACGAGAACTGCGAGTGGTTTTTTCATATGTTAAATGTTTGGCGGAAGGGGGGATAAATTATCCTCCCTTTTGCTTTTTCAGACAAAACAAAAAAAATATGGATATTAATGTAATTGAATACCTGATTCAGAAGTCCGCGCTGACGAGCGGCGAAAAACGCGCCATCCGCGAGGCCGCGGACGCGGCTGGGCTGAAATATACCGTGCGCCAAGGGTGCCGCGACTGCTACGAGCGTCTGCTGCTACAGCTTTACGAGCTGGCAGAAAACAAGGAGCTGAACACCAGCCCGGACGGATGGCGGTTCAAAAACCCGCGTCAGTCATTTCAACACAACGGCGTGGTTTACAACAACGAGACCATCAAGGGACTGCGTGTCGGTCACCTGCATCCCGTAATCCTGAAGGCTAACTTCGTGCGAGCAAACAAAAAAGGGGAGGATGCCGAATAATGGGAGTGAAATACAGATATGACCTCAGCCTTTCCGAGACATGGAAGACAGTAAAACCGTGGTTCGACGTGCATCCCGAAGGCGTGGAAGCCTTGCTGGAGAAGGTGACAGAACGCGACGAGTCCGTTGTCTTTGAGACGCTGACGGTGAAGAGCCTGCTCGAAGTGGCTGGCGGCGGCTTCCCGTCGGAGCTGTCGGCAAAGTCGGAAAGCTGCACGGTGAAGGAATACGCGCGGATGCTCAACTCTTTGCGTGACGGGCTTGCGCGTTTCACGGATTTCCTCGAATCCACCAAGCCGCCCGTGACGGCATACGCAAAGAAGATGAGCGCGGGCACCATGAGCGGCAACATCGAGGAGGCCATCCTTTGGACGCTTCGGATGTCATACGGCCTGCAAAGTCTGGAGCAGGCGCACGCCCTCACGGTCTATGAATATATGGTAGCACGAAAATCGGTTTACAATGACGCTGTTGTCACTTATAACAAAGAAATGGATATTGTTTCCCGCAACGCTGCTGCTGCTGGCCGTTAGCGGCTGCACGAGCGTCCGCGAGGCTCATTCGCGGGTCGAATACGTGAGTGTTTACGAGCGCGACAGCGTGTGGGTGGACTGCACGGACACGCTCTACATCTTCGAGCGCGGGGATACGGTGCGAATCGTGGAAACAAAGACCGTCAAGGAGTACCGTTACAAGATACTGAAGGACACCGCGCGCGTAACGGACACGGTGACTGTGGAAAAAGTCACCACGCTGAGGTCTCCAGAGGAGGCACAGCGGAAGGTGAGGCGGTGGCCGTGGTTCTGCGCCGGATTTGTTACGGCGATTTTGATTATATTTGCAATCAGAATTTTAATCAAACTATATCTAAAAAAATGACAGGTACAATCAATTATATACTTGCACGCGCCGGGTTCCGCGCCATGAACGGACCGCTCGCCGACGAGCGGCGGAGGCTGGCGGGTGCCGAGCCGCCTGCGGCGTATGTCAGCTATGACGCGCGTCTGCTCGCGGGTGTTGGATGGTACGGCTACCGCATCGCGTTCAAAGGCGGCGACCGCGACATGGTTCGGCGCGCTCTCGCCATGCTGGCGGAATACTACATCATCCGAGACGGTTACGAATACTATGAGGGCGGCGTCTATGTCGTCGGCGTGCTGCTGCGCCAGCGAGTGCCGCACTACGGCATCGGAGGAGGCGCACCGACGCCGGAACATGATGTGCTTAACTTCTATATGCCTAACGGTGGCACTGTTAGCCTCAACAAAACAGGCTCGCCGACAGTGGTGGAGCTTGAATATAGCATTGACGGCGGCGCGACGTGGACGGTGTGGGCGGAGGACGAAAGCGGGAACCGCTCGCTAACACTCATGGCTGGGCAACGCATGTATGTTAGGAATACAAGTAATACAAACACACTCTTTTCACTTGGTGGAAGTAATGATTATTACAGATTCACATTCGATGAAACTTGCTATGCTGACGGAAAATTAGAATCATTACTATGTAAAAATCCCGACGATGCAATTCTTACAACTTATTGTTTCTCAAGACTTTTTAATATTTGTAGTACGTTGCATAGTATTCCAATACTTAGTGAAAAAACTGCTAATATGGCTTACTATAATAGTTTTTCTTTTAGTGGTATTAAAAAAGCTGTTATTAAAGTAAAAATTCCCGCCTCTTCACAATTCTATTACGCTTTTCGAGGGTCAAATATTAAAGAAATACGTACTGATATGACCGACATATCAAACAACAACTGTTTGTACAGATGGTTGTTTGAAGTCTCTAATACTGGTGATTTTTATTGTCCCGCTGAACTTACTATTCCAGCAGGTAGCAGCGGCATTCCGTCAGGCTGGACAAGACACGATATTTAATTAAAAAATTAGTAAATTATGAAAAAGAAAATAGTAGACGGACACATGACGGTGACGGCTGGAGTCGGCAAGTTTGTTTCGACGCCCGACCGCTCCGTGTACGGCAAGACGCTGTCGCTGGGCGTGAACATCACGGCGGCGGAAATCATCGAAGACGACGAGGACAACTTTCCGAAATTCACGGAACCCGAAGAGATTGACGAATTATAATATTTACAAATTATGGCTAGTGTAAGATATTTAGTTTTAGCGGCCTGCCAAAGGGCGGGCTTGCGTTCGCAGGCAGGCTGGGAAGCCGAGGCTGCCTCGTGGATTAAGAAACAAGGAGACATCCCGTGCTCTTATGTCGGATACAGACGCGGAATCGGCGTTGCGGGCTATGACAACGTGTCGGTTGTGTTCGGCGGCAATGACGCGCGCGCCTCTTTGCGCCGTGTGCGTGACGAGCTGGAGAAGTCGCTGGATTTCCGCTCTGAATCGGAGACGACCATCGAAGGTAATCCGGCGTTGGTTATGACCGCGCGCGCGAAGATGCGCGTGTACTTTGTTTACGGCGGAGCAATCCAGCCCGCGCCGCCGACGCCGACGGTGGATTACATGTATTTCGAGGCTCAGGAGGCAAACAGCACCGTGTCTATGACTTCGTCATTGGAGACAGCCCCTAATTTGGAGTACTCCGAGGATGGCGTGAATTGGCAGGAATGGCAGCACACCACCGCCAACGGCACTCATACATTCGACACGCTGACGCTTACAGATGTCGGCGACAAAGTGTATTTCCGCGGCGACAATCCGGACGGACTGGGAACTTTGCCAGAAGGAGCGGAGGATCCGTTGTTCTCACATTTTGAAATGACGGGTAAAATCGCCGCAGGCGGAAACATCATGAGCCTGCTCGATAAATACACGGAAATAACCGAGATTCCGACATGCGGGTTCCCTTATTTGTTTGGCAACATCTCTGAAGAAAATCCTAACACATCTCTCACAGCTGCGGCCGAGATGCCAAACGTCACCACCATCGGCTACGGCGGCTGCGTCTCCATGTACGCTGGCTGCACATCTCTCACAGCTGCGGCCGAGATGCCAAACGTCACCACCATCGGCTACGGCGGCTGCATGTATATGTACGAAGGCTGCACGTCCCTGACCACTGCCGCCGCGATGCCATCCGTGACCACCATTGGCGATAATGGATGTTACCAAATGTACAGCGGCTGCAACTTCAACATGTCCGACGACGGCACAACCCTTAATTTTGACTTCCCGACACCGCCAGTCACGGCCGGAGAGACAACGTATTCCACCGCCTACGAAGTGGCGCAATGGATGGGCAACACCAACGGATTCACAGAACCTTAAAAATTGTAAAATTATGATTAAAGTATCAAAACCGACAAAGAAGCAGCTCGCCGCCAACGCTAAGAAAATGAAAGCGGCGGCGGAGAAGTTCAAAGAACGCATCAAAGAGCGCGAAAACGAGGCAAAATGATTATCATTGACCAAATACTCCAATGGGCGCGCGAACGCGGATATACGGCCGTCTATGGAAGCGCGGAGCAGGTAAACGAGATACTGAACAACACGCCGTTTGCGGATTCCAATGACGGCACGGTGGTCGTCATGCACCTCATCACCGATTCCGCGACCGTGGACGGCCACGACCGCGCCGTGGTCGCCGTGTATTTCGCCAGCCTCTGCGACTTCGACTTCGACGGCGAGGTACTCCTGCCGGAGCAGGAACGGTTGAAAGGCATCGGCAAAGAGTTGCTCAACAACATCCGCACTGGCAACGAGATGACCTATTCCGACCCGCGATGGCAGTACGGCTACGACGACTACGCGGAGAACGTCTGCTGGGTGTGTTTGCGCGTGACGCTCACAGCGTCCGCCGCCGACTGCGTACCTCTTGAAATCCACGTACAATGAGAACAGAGGACACAGCGGTCAAGATTCTAGACGAGTGCCGCGCGCGTATTCAGGCTAACATGGCCAAGAAGTACCGCACGGCGAACGGCGAGAGGTGGATAAACGCCAGCGGGCGCAGCTCCGAGGCATTCAAGGTTGAGGCGGAGGCGGGCGACCTCGGTCTGTCCGCCTCCGTCCGCCTTGTTTATCGCGGCGACGACGTTGCGCCGCTGGAATCAATCCAATACGGCTCAACCGACATCCCGTCAATCGAGGAGGCCGCGAGATGGAGAGGGGAAAAGGAGCGGAGCGGCGCAAAGAACCTGCCGTCACCGCGTGCCATCGTCGAGGGGATCAGGAGGCGCGGAGGTACGGAGAGGCACAACGAGCCTCAAGAGTGGGTTATCGGTCCCGAACTTGAGGCGGCGGAGGACGCGCTACGTGACCAAATCGCCGCGCCGTTCCTTCAGGATGTTCGTAATTTCATCTTCGGGACTTGAAAATTATTATAATTATCGGATTCGCTTCACAAAATCCAATAATTGTAACTGCTTGAAACTTGGGCACTTATCCTTATTATTATTATAATTATTATAATTATTATAATATTATATATATATCTCACGTGCATTGATAAATGAAAGAAAAGTTGGAAAAAATATCGAATAATTATAATAATCTACTAATTACACTTGAAACGAAAATAGTATAATATGGCAAAAGAGGACAGAATACTGATTGAGGTTGAGGTCAACGCGGGCGAAAGCGCCGAGGCGTTGGCCGTAATCCGCGCGCGGATGCAGCGGCTCAAGGAAGAGACCAAATCCCTGAGGGCTGAACAGAAAGCCATCAACGAGGCGTGGCAGCAGTCAGGAGAGCTAACGAGCGAGCAGGCAAAGAGGCTGAAAGAGATAGCCGAGGCGGAGGCGACGAACACCGCGCAGCTCAAAGAGCTGACCGCGCAAGAAAAGGTGTACACGGCGCAGATACAGATCGCGACGCAGAACGACCGTAAGTTTGGTGACAGCATCATCGAACTTGGCGCGCAGCTGGCACAATTGAAACAGGAGTACCGCAGCCTTTCGGCCGCTGATCGCGAAGGCGTGGCGGGAAAGAAGATGATGAAGGATATTCAGGAACTTGACGAGCGAGTCAAGAACTTGGACTACACACTCGGCGACCACCAGCGCAACGTAGGCAACTACACCAGCGCTCTGCTGGGTCTGAACGGCAATGTGGCGAAGGCGGCTGCGTTGTTCCAAGGCGGATTTTCTAATGGCATAAAGACGGCGTCCACGGCCTTAAAATCTTTTGCAAAGACACTCCTCACCACTCCTGTCGGCTGGATATTGGCGGGCGTGGCTGCTGTTGTAAAGATATTCGGGCAACTTCGTGAAGCCTTCAAACGCAACGATGAGGCGGGCACGGCGTTGTCTGTCGCATTGTCCCGCCTGCAGCCGATCGTGACATTTGTACGCGAGGCTTTCAACGGATTGGCCAAGGCGGTCGCCACGGTCGTCGGATGGGCGACAAAGGCGGCAACGGCTGTGCTGAACCTCATCCCCGCATACAGGCAGGCCGCCGCCGCCGCCGCCGAAGTGGTGACAGCTCAAGACCGCTTGGAGGACAGCCGCCGCGAGTTTGCCGTCAACGAGGCGAAACGGGACAAAGAAATAGCATCCTTGCGCAAAAAGGCAATGAGCGACGAGAAGCTGACAGCAAAGGAGCGCGAAGACATATATAAGCAGATTGACGAGCTGTCCCGAAAGAATATGGAAGACCGCAAGCGCATCGCGGAGGAAAATTACCGCATAATGCAGCAGCAAGCCAAACAGGAGGGCGACACCAGCGACGAGATGAAGGATAAGCTGGCGCAGGCTTACGCGGATATGATAAAGGCGCAGACAGAGTACCTGACCGAGACCACACGCATCGGCAGCCGCCAGCGTCAGGCGCGGGAAGAGCAGGAAAAGGAAGCGGAAGCACAGCGCAAAGCGGCGCAGCAGGCCGCACAGCAGGCGGCTGCCGAGCGCAAGGCGCGGCTCAAGACACAGCAGGACGAACTGCGAGCCCTTGAGGACTTGCAAATCGAGGCAATCAAAGACGAGGCGCAGCGCGCGCGGGTGGAGATGCAGACGGCATACAACCGCCGCATCGAGGATTTGAAAAAGCGGCTCGAAGAGGAGAAAAACCTCACCGTGCAGGCGCGTGAGGCGATAAACGGTCAGATTGCCGCGTTGGAACGCCAGCAGGCGGAGCGGCTTGCAGAGCTTGACGCGCAGAAGCTCGAAGAGCAGCGCAAGCGCGCCAACGAGATAGCGGCGGCCACGGTGGACGCACGTGTTTCGGCCATCGAGGACGCGGCAACACGCGAAATAGAGGCGGAGAAAGTTGCGACGGAGCGAAAGACCGCGGAACTGAAAAAACGCCTTGAAGAGGAGAAAGACCTCACCGTCGAGGAACGGAACAACATCAACGAGCAAATTGCGCTTGCAGAGGAAGCGAGCGCGAAGAAGATAGCGGAAATCACCGCAAACGCGCGGGCGGAGGCCGTAAAAAAAGCATTCGCCGACATGCAGCAGGAAATGGAGAATGAAACCGCCCGCGCCATGCAGCAGGCAGGCGAAAACGCCGTGCAGCTTGCAGAGGTCGAAATCGAGGCGGCGAAAAAGGCGCACGACGCCCTTCTGGCTCTTGACGATGAGCAGCGCGCGGCCTTGTACGACAGCCAAGCGGCCTACGAAGCGGCGGTGATAGAGAGCGAGAACCGCATCACCGAGGCGCGAAAGAAGAGCGGCGAGGCGGCTCAGGCTCAGGCTCAGGAGATGCAGCAGACCATGCACGCCGCCACCGCGGCTCTGTCCGACCTGTTCGAGGCGGCGGCGGGTGATTCGGAGGCGTATGAAAAATTCAAAAAGGCGATAGCATTAGTGGACGCCACCATCAGCCTCGCCACCACCATCGCTGCGGCTACGGCGGCCAGCACCGCCGGCGACTCGTACACGATGGCCATACGCATCGCGACTAACGTGGCGGCGGTGACGGCTCAGTTTGTCGCCCTTATTGCTTCTTTGAAATCCACCAAGGTTCCGTCCGCCCCGACATTCGAGCGCGGCGGAATAGTGCCCGGAACGAGTTACACGGGAGACAAAGTTACCGCACGCGTGAACAGCCGCGAGATGATTCTCACGCAGCGCCAGCAGGCCAACCTGTTCGACCTGATCCAAGCTGGCGTGCCTCAGGCTGGTATCGACTACCGTCTCCTTGCCGGAGCCGTTGCCGAGGGTGTGGCTTCGTTGCCGGCGCCGGTGCTCGACTACGCAGAGTTCACAGCGTTTGGACGCCGCGTGGCGATGGAGGAAAGAAAATTAAGAAATATGTAAAAAAACGTAATATTATGGCAAAAGAATTTATCGACGCTTATAACATGCAGGGCGGCGGTGCTATCGGTCTTCTAAGGCCGGCATTGCTCGATGTCAGCGGCGGTTTTATCAACGCATACGCGCAAGAGCCGTGCGTGTTTCGTTTTGTAAAGGCAAGCCTTAGTACAACGGAGGCTATAAGATTGACACTGGGGGCGCCTAACGGTCAGACGATCGAGACATATATTAGTTTCAGTCGGTCAAACACGCAGTATTATGACATTACGGAGCCTCTTAGGTGCTGGATAAATAGAAATCCTCAAAACGTAACAATCAACCTCACATTCACGAAATTTAAACTCGGAATAACGGAATATGACGCCCACAACGCCGAAATCGCCACAACCGATTTCGAAATATTCGCGTATGACGCTTCTGAGCCCTCGGATGTCAAGTTCGAGGCTTGCCTGCCTGACACGTTCCGCCTTCTTGCCGACGCCTCCCTCATCGGCTACGAGACGGCGTGCGTGCGTGCGATATCGTCAGCGTGCAAGGTGGAGATTCTGATTGCCGACGGCACCGTGCAGACGAGCTACACGGGCACCGCCGGAGACCTTTACACCGCCGGATGGCGTTTTTTGTACCATTCGACGAACACTCCCTCTGTTGTCCGAGTTGGTGTAAGTCCAGTATACGAGACGGCGCGTGTGGATTGGATACAATGCTCAGACAACATTGCGCAGCTGAGGTGGTGGTCTCCTTCGTGCGGCGGTTACAAGTCCGTGGCCGTCGAGCTGTTATCCTCGGTGGCGTCCATGAGCGGAGACGCCGCGTATGTCAGAGATTTTGACAATGTTTTCGCAGCCTCTATGGCAGGAGGAGTTAAGGCGCGGATACCATTGTGCACGATGCGCGATGTGATGTATTACAGAGATATATACATTTCCGACGAGGTGGAGATGGTGTGGAGTTCCGGTGTCTATTCTTATTCCAAGAGGATAAAGATTGACGGCGAAATCCCTGAGGTTGCGGCAAACGGCACGGCCGACATGGAAATGACAATCAGGCTGTCGGAGGTCAGCACGGAATGGTAAGGCTTCAGGTCGGTGACGTTCTGTTGGACGTGGATAACGCAACACGCGTCGGTTTCAAATACACCAGCGGCTGGCTGGGAGGGCCGTCGGACAACGAGAAAACCCGCACTTTCGATTTGTCGGTGCCAGCAACGCCGAAAAACGCGGAAATATTCGCGTGGAGCGGCAACCCCGCCCAGCGCGGCCAGCGGCGCGGGATGGAGGCGACGATGATGACAGGCGGCGTGCATATCGCCGGCAAACTGTATGTAACGGGATGGGGCGGCGGCAGGTTCTCGCTGCTGTTCGTCTTCGGTCACGCGGTGGCGAGCCTCGATGGCAACCGCCCGCAGTTCCTTGATACCACTGAAATAGACAAAACCGACGTTCCGATCCAAATGGGCGGCAGAATTCCAAATTTTGGATTCTATTCTTACGAAAATAACGCCGCGAACGTAGGATCATTCGGAGCATACCTTGACCGTATGCCGGTCGTCAATTTGGGTTATATCCTTGACGGCTACGCCACGGCGGCGGGTTACGCCATCACTTGGCCAGACTCGTCGCGTCTGCTGTCGCCTTACGCTTACGGCCTTGTTTTGCCGACATGCACGGTCGACGAATGGGCTACGGTGACGGTGACGGGTTCACCGTCCGCCGCGTTGGGTCTCACGGCGACGGTGACGGGCGGCGGAGGCACGCTGGCGAGTATCGGCCTGCAGCTTCGCGGATGCTGGTACCGCAGAGGAACGCTAAACACGCGGCACTTGGTGATGGTGTTTGAGGCTTTGTCGACTGTAACCATACGGCCGACAAGCAACGATGCCGCCTTTGTCGGCGGAGAGGGCTACGACGTGCTGTCAGGCGGCGAGATATACGCGCCTCATGACAACGAGTTCCATCTTCAGGCTGGCGAGTGGTTCACGGTCGTGGCTCCCTCCGACGCTCACCGCAACCTCTTTGGTGCGTGGCATTGGCACCAGTTTTCAGGCTATGCTGGCGCGGTCAATGTAGGTTTTGATGTGCTGCTATCGACTTCAACGCCGACAACGAACATGACGATAGAACTGCAGGACAACCTTCCAGATATGACGCTGAAAGAGGGATTGAACGCCTTCTGCGAAATAATCGGCGCGGTGTATTCCATCGACGAGGCCGCCAAGACGGTGACGGTGGAGAGCCGCGACGCGATGCTGGCGGCGGGTTCCGTGGCGTTTGACCTCGACGCGATGCGCGTGATAGAGACGTCGGAAGTGAAAGACTACATAGACGGTTGGTCGCGGCATAACTACACGCGCTGCAAGTCTGAGGATTACGTTCAGGAGCATGAGCGTTTCAGACGCGACTGGCCGGTTGAAAACGAATATTTGGAAGAAGAGCGCGAAATCGGCGAGATACCATGGAACGAAGGCGGCATCGTGTACGGTTACGGCGCGTGGCCTGATGCCAAGTTGGCCTATTTCGACGACGTGACGATTCCCGCCGGAGACGCTTCGGTGGAATACAAGGGCGTGCTGTCCGTGATTGTGGAATCTCCTCTCGGCTGTCCCGCGTTGCATCTGCAGACAGTCATTGATGCGGGCATCGGCACGGCCTTCTCGCGGTTCACGCGCTTCACGAGGCAGGTCGTCGTGCGCGTGGAGATGCCGCTGTTCCTGTTTTTGTCGATAAAAAACACCACGTTCGCGCACAAGGGCTGCACGGATTACGTCATAGCCTCGGCTGAGTGGTCGGAAGGCGTGGCGCGGCTGACGCTGTTGGCCATCGACGCCGACCCGTTCGATGTATGATTTGTAACTATTTGATATATCGCGTTTTATACGCATAAATTCTGTAATTGTTTGATTTTTAATTGGTTGCCGAAAACGCCCGTTGCCGAAAGGTGGCTGGCGTTCGGTTTTTTGCGGATTCTGCCGAAATCGTGCGAAAATCGGCGGGCGTTTTGATGTCCGATAGCTTTATTTTTGCGGTGTAAAATCTGTAACTATTTGATTTTATGTGTGTTATATGTATAAAAATAATTTTATATAAAACGTATTTTATATAATAAAAAGTGTATCTTTGTACCATCAAAAACGAACGGAATTATAAACAATTAAAAACCCAAAGAATATGAAAAAACAAATAGTATTTATGATTGACGGAAACGGAGTAATGACGGAAGATACTCTTAGAATGCACCTCGCGGATAAGACGTGGCGCTACTGCTAAATCCAGTAGCAGACGGGAAAGGTGCTGAATTGTACCAAGGAAAGGACATTGATATGGTCATCGGAACAATGAGCACTCCGAACTGGGGCGAATACACCGTCACTCAAGTGGTCGAATCAACAGAAAATTCTGTGTTAGACATGTTTGGATTCAACGACGAGCCCACCTCATACACGGTCAAATGTTTTGAGTTATTATAAACCCTTAAAAAAATCAAAGAAATGAGAAAGTTCAACACACAAAAGGAAGCCGTTGAGTATTACGGACATACCTGGAAATGGATTGAAAAACACATGAAAGTCCAACGCTGCTACACCACTGGAGGAGGTTTCAGAGGCTACTTTATCAGCAAATAACAAGGCCGCCGCGAGCCTCCAATCGCGGCACGTTCTTTGGGTTGCCCGCCGTGGTTGCAATCCGTTCAGGCGGCGGGCTTTTTATTAAAGAAAATATCAAAATAAAATATATCATTATGGAAATCAGGACAACAACAGGAATCGTAATCTACGACAGCGAAACAGCTAAAAATGCGAGAAATTTAATTGAAGAAGCATTAAAGAGAGGCGCGAACCTCAGAGGCGCGAACCTCAGAGGCGCGAACCTCAGAGGCGCGAACCTCAGAGACGCGAACCTCAGAGGCGCGGACCTCAGCGGCGCGAACTTCATCGGCGCGGACCTCAGCGGCGCGAACCTCAGAGACGCGAACCTCAGAGACGCGAACC